CTTCTTCTTCTTGTTCTGGTGTCATTAATCCTGCTAGTGCTGATGCTCCTGTTATTAATGCTCCTGGTCCTATTTTAGAAAATAAACCACCTGATCTAAAAACTTCTCCTCCAGTATCTACAAGTTGTGGTCCTAAAAATTTATCTGCTAGAAAAGCTTTTGATGCCCCTAAATTAGCTAAAACATTACCTGGTTTAAATATTCCAAAACCAGTGCCAGAAACTCCAGCTCCAAATTTTGCACCTAAAGCTCCTAATCCTGCTGTTCCTGCGTATAACAATGCAGCTTTACCTACTGGTGACTTTGCAATCTTCTTGACTGTTTTTGTAACTTTTTTAACAAGTTTACCTAGACCATACATCTGTCTTGCAGATTCAAAATCAAATTCACCACCTACAACATTACTGTTCATGATACCACCCTCAGCTCTAAATCTTCTAAATAAACCAACATTCTCCTCTTCTGGTTCTGGTTCAGGTTCCATGGTAAGTGGTGCTTGAGCAAAAGTTGTATCAACAGGTGGTATTATTGGGATTATACCGTTACCTTTATTATCATCATCGTCATCATCTATTGTAGTTCCAAAAATATCTGGTTGTGTTCTATCAATAGTTTTAGCAAAAAGTTCTCCTAGTCCAGGGGTTGTAATATTTAAAATAGTTCTTATTGCTCTGTTTTTACGTTGTGTGCTGGGAGTAATTACATTTATTAATCCTGTTCTCATTCTATCAATATTTAGTTTTGCTCTATTTTTAGCAAATTCAGACTCGGGACCTACTTTACTTCTATCAGGACCTGTGGGTCCTCTAGTTGTTATACCTAATTCTTGAGGTCCAGTTGGACCCCCATCTCCAGTTCCACTAGGTCCTGGACCACTTGGATCTCTCCCACCACCATACGCATCGTCACCACGGTACCCTTGTCTAGTGCCACCGAACCCCGGTTTAACTAGCATGCCGCCGTCCTGTAACATTTGTTTTGCTTGTTGTGATCTTGTTATGGCCATCTATCTATCCTATTTTGTTTTTCCAAATAAATCAAGGCTAGGCATTACAACTGTTACGTCTCTTCTAATGTCTTCAGGGGCTATATTTTTAGCTTTCCATTCAGAGTCATCTTTGTAAATCTCGCCTGTTTTCTTGTTTGATATCTTTTCTATTATTTTTTCTGGTTTTAGTTCTTTCATTATGTTGTTACCTCTCTTGGCTGTATTTCTAATATTGAAGCTATGACGTGCAGCTCGTTCGCGTCAGAGGCTTGTACCTTTAATATCTCACTTTCCTCCATTACAAGAGGATTGGTTAAAAGTTCTGTTGTAGTAATTGTTGCTATGGTCTTTGTTTTAAAAAGACTAAATATGTTACCACTAGCATCTACTAAAGTGACGTCTATATTACAACCAGACCCCGCGTCATTGGAAACTAATATGGATTTTACTACAGATGTTTTTGCTGTAGGCACTGTATACAATGTAGTTAAGTCTGTTGTAGTTAGATCTACTTTTTTATTTATAAAACTATTTGCCATTAATTTAAAAAGAAGTTTTGAGCCTCTACCTCATCCTTTAGTTCTTGTTGATATGTGGTATTTAGTTTTACTATAATACCATCTATGTCTCTAGTTTGAGCTTCTGCAACCGTGTAATCATATTCTCTTGCTGGTCTTGTTAATACTTGTACTATCTTTGCCATTATCGTCTACCATCTGGTTGTGTGTCTAATCTAAATGTTCCTAATTTCCAACTTTGACTAGCTCCTGTGTTTTCTACTTTTAACGCAATAGCTCTTGCTCTTGCACGGGTATCTACTTTTTGTGTTGATGTTGTAATATCAAACGGGCCTAATGCAGAGCTAGCAGCAGAGTCATTTGGAAAGTTTCTTAAATTTAATGTTACTCTAGTTGTTCCTGTTTGTGATATGAAGTCAGGTATGAATCGTCTTATTTTCATAATAAACTCCCCATCTCCTTTAAATGTTGCAACACCTGTTTGTAGTCCTTGTGCTGTTCTTTGTGCTGTAATATCAAAATCTCCTGATAAAATATTTGAAGTTATAGCTGTTATAGTTCCGTTTCTATTTTGATCAGTGCCTGTTTCATGTTGATAGTAAGAAGTTCTGCCCTCTGTATTTCCAATCACATCAAAAGATGTGTCTGTCGATGCATCATATTCTAAAGCATGTGGTTTAGTAAATACGGCTGAATCTTGCCACATGGTTCTTGATAAAGATCCAACTGTCCACACAGGTCTTTGCGGTGATGAATCAAAATAATTATAACAAACCATTCTATTTACAACAGATGATGTCGCTTGTGGATAAAACCACATAACTTCACCAAATAGATTATTTAATCCTGCTGAAATCATCTGATTACCAGATTCTATATTTATATCGTCAAAAACAAAATCTTCTACTAAACATGGTAATGATTCTAGTTTACCAGCATATCTAAAAAAACCATTCTCTGACATCCAGTATGCAGCACCGTCAACTTCCACACATGCATTTTGTCCAACAAGTCCACAGTTAGTTCCAACTTGTGAAAAGGCAAACGTAAAAGGTTGGCCAACAAAACGCTGTGTAAATAACGCTGTGTCAGTCCAAACATAAAGTGCATCTCTACCTCTGATAGCTCCTCTAATCTGTGATCCGTCGGCCAGTCTTTGTGTGCCAGCTGTATTAGTTGCTGTAGGTGTATATGTGTTTATATCTTCTTGATCCGAGAATCTAATAAACATATCATCTTGAGTTGTTTTATCTCCAATAGTCGTTTCTGTTCCAAAAAATACTAAGTGACGATCCGGTGTTGATACAACCATGTGTCTTGATGCTGTCGGTGCTCCAGATATGATCGTGCATCTTGTTTCTGTTGCATTTGATAAAGAAGAGTCCCATTCAAATACTTCAGCATCGTGAATTAAACAAATCGCTTTGTCTCCAAAATTATCTATGGACCACATGCCAGGTTCTAATACTAAGTCACCTGACGCAGCCTCACCCCATGCAACGAAATCACTTGTGTTAGTGACAGTTGCTCCATCACTGTGTGCAGCTCTTGTAGTGCCTCTAACAGCTCTTGTGATACCTGTTAGTGTAGTCCCACCTGTAACACCTGTATAAGATATCTCCTCTGTCCCTACTTTTATAAAATTAGTTCCTGTGCTAGGAAATTGTGTGGCATCCGCCAAAACAATAGAGGTTCCTGATCCACCTGTTCCAAAAGCATCATTTAATAATGCTCCATTTAAAGTTGTTGTTACAGCAGATGAAGCCTCTCCACCCCAAGACCCAAGACCCCAACCAAATCCTTTTTCTTGAACAGCAGACCCAACAGGAAAATAATGTCTAACTCTAATGCCACCTGATGTTGTTGCACCAGATCCTGTTTCGTTTGAGGGCATTGTAATAGTTATGGTTGTAGTTGTTGGCACACTTGTCACCATGAATTTTTTATCATCAAAATCAGATGCACTAAAATTAGAATTAGTTGCTGCAGTAAAACCATCTAATAAAATAATATCTTGCGGATTAATACCATGACCTGTTGAAAACGTTATCGTAACAGTTGGTGATCCGTTGGTCGTGGTGAATGCACTTGTAAGCGTTGTTGTAGATTTAATAGGGTGTATGTCATAAAACACACCTCCAGAGAAAGCGTATAAAATTCTGTTTGTGCCAATAATAGCGTATCTTCTACCTAAACTGTTGACAAAATGATGAAGCCCACGTCCAGCGCCTGTAAGCTCGTTTTCATTAACATTGCCTAATTGTTGCCAACCACCTATTTTTTCAGGTGTTCCATACCTAAATCTAACATTATCACAGTCTGTCCATTGCCCTTCTGCTCCTGTAGGCGTGATTTGTTTGTTGATACCGGGTGCGAATCCTATTTTCTGTAGCATATTGCTCCATTATATCTAAAATTATTTTGTTATCAATTTGTTTATATCAGGTAAATATACGTATTTCAAATCAGTATTATCCAACATATATTTTAGATCAGCCATGTTTTCTACCAAAGGGTCTCCTGGAATATTTAAGGAGGTGTTTAAAACATAAGGTATTTTAGATAATTTAAAAAACTCGTTTATAATATCATAGAATCTCATGCCTTTGTCCACAGTCTGTATTCTTGATTTATTAGTTATGGATGCGATATTTTTTAACTTATGTTTGCCGTCAAACACATATAGCATGTATGGAGATTTAAAATCACAATTAAAATATTTTTCTTTTTGATCATCTAAAACTGAGCAAGCAAAAGGTCTATACCACTCTCTTTTTTTTATCTTGTTTACTTTGTCTAATATACCTTCATAATTAGGGTGAGCTAAAAGAGATCTGTTACCTAGGCCTCTTTGTCCTTGTTCTGATCTACCCTGAAACAATCCTATGACATGGCCATCATTTAGTAATTTGGCTACTTTAGAATCATTATAATCTACAATATCATAGCCTTTAAATATATTAAGATCATATTCAACCTCTAGTCCAAGAAAAACATCATCAACTGGTTCTAAGTCTTTGTTTGTATTTTCAATATTTGCCAATACATTAACGCCTAAAGATATGCCCTGATCATTACATAAAGGATCTATAAATATGTTTACATTTAATTCTTTTTTTAGATATGTATTATTTAATATATTCATAGAACAGCCTCCTGATAAACATAAATTCTTTATATTATTCTTTTGAACAAACTCTCTCACGTCTGTATAGTATTTGTACTCAAAATCTTTTTGTACTCGATAGGCTACATCTTTAGCAAACTCATCTAAATTATCTGTATAAAGCTCTCGCACATTAGGTATGGGCAAGTTACCATTATAATCGTTAAATAAATTTGTGTTAATATTATTATCTTTATTAATAAAAGTTTGTATATTTTTTGTTTCTTTTCCATACTCAGAAAAAGCCATAATTTTATTTTCATCAAAGTGTGGTTTCATTTTAAAACTAGACACTAATTTACTGTACATCATTCCAACTTGAATGGGGACTTTATTCGGTATTTCTGAATCATAGTAATATTTATATTTTTCTTTTAGATTATTATTATCAAAGGTATAACCAGACACAGCCTCTAAATACCTGTCTTTAACAAGAGCTCCGCTTCCATCCGAAACCCATACACCCCCTTCCTTAAATTTACTTAAATACTTTACACAAAAAGCATGAAATATATGGTGATGATCTCTGCCTATTATTTTAATCTTAGTATCACTATTAATAACTTTTCTGTGTTTTAAATAATCTATAGCTCTATCTACCCATGAATTGTGAACAACATAAGTTACAATAAATAAATCAACATTTAAATTACTTAATTTATTAATTAAAGATTTAGATATAACACCATTGTGTTTATACCCATTAAATCTATCTAACTGTGTATGAAAAACAAGTTTGTTGTTATTAGAATAAGTTAAACTTCCATCATGTCCAAAATGCCAAGACAATATTTTCATTAAAGAAGTCCAAATTTAAAAGCCCCTAAAGTTTTTCGACCATCAAATTTTAATTTATCTTTATCTGGATTATCGTCGTATATGTAATGAATAAAAACCTGAGTGCAGGTATTTTGTTTTAATTCATCTCTCCAATGAGAATACTTAGCTCCTTCGTAGATCAACATGTCTCCTTGTTCTAAATTTATTTCAATAGTTTTACCATCAACTTCTAAATATAGTGGCCACTTTTCACCACCAATAAATATTGTGCCTGATAGTTGACATGAAAACCTATCCTGATGTTTTACTAAAACCTCTCCTTTTTCATATACTCTCATATAAGAATAGGTAGGTATTAATTTTTTATTTAATTCTTTTTCTATTTTTGATTGTGATAAAGCTAAAATAGTTTCAGCTGCTGTATCTGAATAGGCACAGTAACTTTTATTTGAAGATTGTGTGTCTCCAAATGTTCCATGAGATTTATCAAAAGGTGATATGTTATTATCTTCAATATACGTTATTAAAGTATTCTTTTTAAGAATGTAGTATGGAAGTAAAAAATCACAAATTTCTTTACTTAAAACATTTTTAATTATTTTATGAGACATATCTTGATACGTTAAATGCGAATGTTATCCTTTCATAATCTTTTTCTTGTTTCTTAACTTCATGTGGTGTTGAAGATGGAAATATTATCATATCTCCTTTATTACCTTTATACTTAAAATCAAGATTTGTAAAGTGCGTATAATCTTCATTTTGTAGGTAAATAACACCAGATAAAAAACCAGTGTGTGTATGTCTAGGATTGTAATTACCTTTATAAGAATAATTTATCCATACATCCATGGCATCAAAATGGCCAACCCACTCTCTTATAGAAAGTTCTCTATGTTCAACTTTAAATATATTAGAGGACATTCTTAAACAATACGGCAACCAAAAAGAATTTTTTATAATATTATACGGTACACTACATTGATATGCATTAGTTAATGTTCCAATATTTTCATGACTTTTTAAAAAACTTAATTTATGATTTTTAATTTTATCACAAGCTATCTTCCATTCTTCTATCTCCTGCACTATCTCTTCTGGCATTTGACATAAAAATATTTCTTTATTTAATTCAATAAACTTCATTAATAAAAACTTAACCACCCTGTAAAAATATATTTTTCTTTTTCATTATTAATAATTCCTCTGTGAGTGTGAGTCCAATCTGCTGGCCAAATTAAAGTTTTTCCTTTTACAGCATCTACTTTTAAATCTTGATGAAAAAATTCAGTCCCTGCGTTTTCGATAGTGTTAAGGTAAGTCATAAAAACTAAATGTCTATTATTAAATGGATAATCAGAATTAAGTCGTTCACAGTGCCAGTTTTTATATCCGCCACCAGGTTTATAATATTGTATATTAGGCACTTCTTTTATAGCGTATCTACCAGTTCTGTTTGAAAACTCATATTTATTTTTGTATTTATCTAAACAGTCTTGATTAAACGATTTAAAATAATAGTCTATATCGTTTAAATTATCTATACCTAAGTCAACAGATTCTTTATTTGTTTCATCAACTTCAAGCTCTCCATTTATCATAGAGCCACCTTTAGAAGCACGAGATATATTATTTTTAAAATACGTTATTAACTTATCACATATAGATGTGTCTTTTATTTGATATTCACCAATAAAATTATTTATTGCCATGGATTTCCAAGTGTCCACATTACTAAAGAAAAACGATTGCCTTTTGTAACAGGTGATACTTTATGAAAAACATAAGATGGAAAAACACACACGCTACCTTTTTTTCTTAATTTTTTCTCTGTCATCTGCCAAAGTTGACCTTTGTTTTTATCAGATAAAATTTTAAAAGTAAGATCACCTCCCTCATAATCATTTTCGTCTGACAAACAAACACTCATAGAAAGTTTTCTAACTTTACCTTGAATATTTGGGTGTGATTTTTCTCCATATGGTTGTTTATTAGAATCACAGTGCCAATCATAAAAACCATTTTTACCATATTTTGTAAACTGAACACTCTCTGCTCTATCGTATTGATAATTCCATCCAGCTTTTTGATTGGCATCTTTTATAAAAGGAAATAATATATTGTACAACCATTGATCCTCTGTCCAAGCAATATCAGAATCTCTATAATCTAATAATTCTTTCATTTCTTGTTTTGAAAAATCGTGTACACTTTTATTGTCTAATTTTCCTACAGTTCCTTTTCTATAATTTTCTTTTTGTTTTTCAAAATAATAAATTAATTTATCACAAACATAATTAGGAAACGCTTTTTCGTACCACCAAAAAGTGTATTTATTGTTCATTAGTCCTTTCTAAAACTAAAATTATATAGCTTGCCAAGTAGATGTAGTTGGGTTCCAATAGTATTCGTCTGTTGGATACGTTTCACCATTTTCTCCGTCAGGAACTCTTGGTCCTTCCCATCTTTGATCGTTTTCATTCCATCTAATATAGTAAACAAAATTTTTATCTGTAGGCTCTGCTACAGGTGCTTCCCACAACAAAGTGGTATCATTTAACGTCCATGAATTATGAGGTTTTGGATCTATAAAATTCCCACTATCTCCTTTACTTGTATCAAAGGTTCCTCCAATATATGCAGCTCTTCTACCAGAAGAGCCATTTGCATCTTTATCATACTCTTTCCAAGTGCCACCATGTCTTTGAGAAATAATTACTTCTGTATCAGTGTCAGATCCAGCAAGAGTATCTTCAACAATATTATCTAAACCTATTTTAGCAAAATATCTAGCCATTATGAAAATTTACCTGCTTTTATCAATTGAACAATATCAGTCATTGTAAAAATGCCAGGGGCATTACTAAATGCTCCTTCTTTAATTACAACAACACCGTCACCTCCAACCTTAACAGTGGTTGGGTCCAAAGTTGGTCCAGGATTAGTTGGTGCGAAAAAAGAAGCTCCGCCATAACCTGTATTAGCTACTTGAGGTGAATTAGGTCTAGTAGGTGGAAGTCCTGTTCCAGTGTCATCTCCAGCTCCACCGTTTGCATAAGTCACATCCGAACCTGTAATAGTTGAAGGTGATCCAGTACCAAAGTGAGGGGCCGTAGGTGATCCTCCAGCAGATCCTTTTCCGCCTCCGCCACCAGCAAACTCATGTTTACTTGTGGGGTCGTTGGATCCTCCTGCTCCGTTATTTCCTTGACCTGGAGTTCCGCTTCCTCCGCCAACGGGTGGCCCTGTGGTTGCCGCGTCTCCGCCGCCTCCTCCCGATCCCCCGGGATTTCCTGAAACACTTCGCGTTCCACCACCTCCTCCACCAGTTGTGGTTAATGAAATTGGTCCTGATCCTGTAATACTTGATGTTCCACCGTTACTTCCTCTTGGAGCATTAGTGGCTCCTCCAGATCCAACTGTTACAGTTAAAGAGACTCCTGGAGATGTAGGTTGATTTCCTGTAATCATCCCTCCGGCTCCGCCGCCCCCTGCTGTTGAATTTCCCGCTCCCCCTCCTCCAGCAACAATTAAATATTCAAAAGTGCTTCCACTTGTAGTGTGAGATCCTGGTGAATTGAATGAACTAATTGATTCTGATCCTTTCGTGGGATCTTGAACGGGTCCAATGATACCGTAATTCGCTCGTGGCATCTATTATTCTCCTTAACTTAATTCCTCGTAATTTATAGTAATAGTCAAGTCTGAGTTTGCGCTAGCTCCTGCCTCTATATTGTCTCCTTCTTCTAAATAAAGAGAAGTATCTTTATCACAAACAATAAGAGTGGCATCTGCAGGAACAGATATAGTGCTTGCGATTGCAATTGGTGATCCGCCTGATTTAGTTATAAAGACGGAAGCATCTGCTGCACTTGAACCATCAATATTAGCTACGATGATGTTATTAATTTTAAATACTTTACCCGAAGATCCAGCGTTTGCAAGAATCTCAGTTGTTAAAGTAGTGTTTAATGTAGCTTGAACAGATTTTGCTGTTATCGTTGCTACGTTTACTAAATTTGGTGCTGCCATATTTTATTTCTCCTGATTTATTATTACCCGAAAACTAAAGCCATTGCAATAGCTTTTCCTGTTGTTGCTAATCCACTGCCATTTGCTTGAACTTCTCCAGTTCCTTTTGGCACCAAATTAATGCTTATATTAGTATCATCTCCAGACGCTGTAAAGCTAGGATTATTACCAGTAGCTGCGTTAGCGTATGTAAGTTCATTAACTGCTGAACTTGTAGCTGTTAATTTAAATAATTCAGCCCCATTAGTATCTAAAATAGATGTGCCTATTTTAGGGCTAGTTAATGTTTTGTTAGTTAAAGTTTGTGTTCCTGTAAGTGTTACGTCACCTGTTCCAAAACCTAGATCAATAATATCAGGGTTTGTACCATCATTTGCAGAAGCAAATACAATAACTGTTGCTCCATTAGCTACTGCTACACTACTTCCACTTCCAGAAACATATTTAAAAGTTACAACTTGAGAACCACTTGTAGAATTTTTTAAAAAATAAAAAGTTTGAACATCTTTAGGTATAGTAACATTTCTGCCAGCACTTAATGATCCTGTAAATTCAATCATTCTGTGTGCAAGAGTTGCACCAGTTGAACCATCAGATACTGAGAGAGTTGTATCTCCAGAATCTGATACAGCTTGTTGTGTAAAACCACCAGATATTTGTTCTATAAGTTGTAAATTTGTATTAGTTTTTGTTCCCCATGTACCAGCGTTTTCACCAGTTGCTTGAAGTTCTATACCTAGTCCCGTAAATGTTGATGCCATAATTTATCTCCTATGCAGCGTCACTATAACTTGTATTTGATCCAGTTGCAACATCTGTATACGAAGAATTTGAACCTGTGTCAACAGCTTGATATGCTTGAATTCCAAAGCCAGTTGCAGTACCAAATGCTGCTACAGAAGAGGTTGCAGCTTGACCTGTCAATCCTATAACATCAGCAGGTGTTATTGACCCAACACTAGATGTTGCGGAAACGCCAGTTAAACCCATTACATCTGCAGGAGTTATTGATCCAACTGAAGAAGTTGCAGAAACCCCTGTTACATCTATAACCGGACTTGAATTAATAGATATGTCACCAACAGAGGAACTTGCAGAAACACCAGTTAAGCCCATCACATCTGCAGGAGATATTGATCCAACACTTGATGTTGCTGCTTGACCAGTTAATCCCATTACATCAGCAGGAGATATTGATCCAACACTTGATGTTGCTGCAATTCCTGTAATAGAAAAACTTACGTTACCAATTATTGTAGGTGAACCAACGCTTCCGGTTGCAGATACACCTGTTAATCCCATTACATCTGCAGGAGATATAGAACCAACAGAAGCTGTAGCTGATTGTCCGTCTAATAATACATCACCTTGAATACCCCAAGCATCATCATTCCAAGCAGCTCTACCCCAACCTGAATTTATTTCACCCTCTGCTGTTACAGAGCCAACAGATGTTGTTGCAGACACTCCTGTCAACTCAACTATAAAAGTTCCACTCCAACCGTCTTCACCCCAACCATCAGAACCCCATCCTGCTTCAGGAAAAGATTTTAAATCACCTACTGAAGTTGTGGCTGAAACACCTGTTAGTTGAATTGTTAATGTATTAGATTGCCAAGAATTTTCGTTCCATGCAACTGAGGGATTATCTCCACCCCAAATTGATGTCTCTGACATAAGGAGTCCCTCCTTATGCTATCCTAATAATAGCGTTGTCTGCGTCTGCAGTTGGAAATTGAATTGTGAAAGTTCCACTTGTTACAGTTTTATCGCCACCGAAAGCTATTGCTGCAACAGCTTTGTCTGACTGAGAAGAGTTATAAATTAATGCACCATTTGCTGTAAAACTAGCACTTGTGAAACTTACATCTGAAAAATCACATACCGCAGTATCTGTAGATAAAGCTGGAGTAACACTTGTTAATGTTGCACCACCTGCTGAGTATGCAGATCCAGATGTATTTGAAATTTCGTTTGATGTTGAATAAGCTGTTGTTGATTTATTTAAAGTTGCTGAACTAGTAAACAAAGCTATTTTAAAAGTATGCCCACTAGAAGCAGTAAAATTGTGTGTTCCTACCAAAATTTCTTGTTTAAAACTATTACAAATTGCCGATGTTATTGCCATAATTAATCTCCTACGGGTTTACTGAGTTTACCGGTATTCGAACAGTGCCGTCCGTATAGTCATCTCTTCGTCTTCTACCGACTTGCTCGTTAGCAAACTTCTGTATCTCTTGTTTATATTTATTTTCATATAATGTCAACATATCGATTGGGCCTTTTAAAAAGGAATATGCCTCTGATAGACAGCAATATAAAAGCCCGTTTGGAAAGTTAAGACTGATATAATTGGTGTTATCACCTTCTAATAATGCTGGTGCTGCATTATAATGAACTCTAAATTTATATGTTGTATCTGGCACTGGAGCAAATATCATTCTTCCAGATGTGGTGTCTGACTCTCCTGTGGCACCACCAAACATAGCGTAGTATTTTGGTTGTCCTCTTTTAGCGGATTCTGTCGATGAAATATACTCTTGAAGATATGTAACATCTTTTTTTTCTAACCAAACATTAGCTCCAGTTGTGGCTGATGTTGAATCGTATACCTGTATGGCTCTAACAAAAACTGCTCCTGCTGGAGCATTAATTGTTTCTTGACCTGCAACTAAATTACCTATCTGTTGTTTTCTATCTGCATCTATTGGCACATCTCTAAAAATTCTGTATTGTGCGTTTAAGATTATATTTTCTAAAACAGCGTCTGTTAAAACATTAGAGTCTGTTTCAGTATAACTTCTAATTTGTGTTTTTAATCCTGATGCGCTTAATCCTGCCATTATGCTATCCCTGCTACCTCTCTACAAATAGGACAACTTTTTTTGTATCTATTATGTGTTCCACATTTTACTGCTTTTCCATTTTCATCTGAATATACTGGCACTTCTGGTTCTGGAACTTCTGTGTATAATTTTATATGCTCATCTTCCTCTGGACACGCACATTGTTTAATACCAAATAATTTACAAATAAAATTTTTAATTTTTTTAATCATGCTGTTACAGTTACTGGCCCCGCTGATGCAGAACCGCCTCCTCCTACCTCAGTTATACTAGATGTTGTGGCTGTTGCAAAGGTATATTTATCATCACTTACTTTAGTAATTAAATAACCACCTGCATCATTTATAGTTGCCGCTGCAACTCCACCAACAACTTCCGCATCTCTAAATCTAACTCTATCGTTTGTTGATCTTCCATGATCAGGTTCTTCAACAGTTATTGTTGTAGATCCATTTGTTGTTGTAAATGGATTTAGTGGTAAAATTTTAGGAACAGCTGTTTCTACTCTGTCTGGTCTTACGTGTCTTAAAGATATAGAATCACCGTTCATAGGTTTTGGTTCTAATTGTGGTTGCTTTGGTTCAAATTCAGATACATGCACAAACGCACCATTCCATTCTCTAACCATTTCTTTGTATGGAAACTCCATGCCAGATCTATCTGATATTGCTTTTGCGTATTTACCTGTAGCGTATTTTGCCATTATGCTCCTGGATAGTATGCTTTAGGAGTAATGTGTGTGCTAGATGCAGAACCATCCTCTGCTAAAGCTCTTGCAAACTCATCCTCGTAAACTAATTTCATTGTTTGAGTTAATTGTGGCACATATTTCATAGCTAAATAATAAGCTAATCCAGATACCATACAAGGTACAAATCTAAATGGCACATCTGTTGCATTAGTATAATCACCCGCATCTTGTATTCTTTTTATAAAAAAGAAATGCATATCTTTAGATGCATTTGTTGAATCTGGTGTTGGGTATATGTGTATTGTAACTTTATCTATAAATCTTTCTACCCAATATTGATTAGGTGTTCCTTTTGATAGTTTGTTTGAAAATCCTGCGTACGTAGATCTATCTACTTTTGTCATCGGTGAATCTGATTGTGTTGTTTGAGTTCTATTTGATCTTAACTGTGCCTCAAGAACATCGGATATTCCAAATACACTAGCTGGATCTGTGGTTGTTGCAGAGGTTCCATCACCACTTGATCTAAAAAAATCGTAGTCTGCCTGACCTTCAATAAGATCTAGATTTGTGGAACCTACCTCCCAGTAGTGAATGCCTCGATTACCCCACTCTTGAAACAAGATATTTAAAGTTCTTCTTGCGTTTTTTAATTGATAACCAGCAACATTTTGTTGCCCTATTCTTTCAAAAGCTTCCTCTATTATTTCATCAATAGCAAAAGTTTTATCAAACGTTGTTGTTCCTGAAGTGGTGTTGGCCATTTAACCTCCTACCCATCAAAGAATGTCGTAACACTCACTGCCGTTCCTGCTGGAATATCTATAAAAGCTCCTGCATCAAATAACACTCCATCATCAGGTATGTATGGATCGATATAATCTTTTGTAGTTGTTGCAACTTGAAAAGAAAATAAAGAAGTCCCTGATACAGGTGATGTATTAAAATAAGATATGTTCCCTACCGTTCCACCAGTCGTTATGTGCATCCCTCTAACTCTCGTTCTACCAGCAGTTAATACAGCTTGTCCACCTGTAGTCCCTGCAGCGTTTCCGACTGAAGTGTTAGTTCCTACGGCACCATCAACGGCTATTTGAGTGACAGTATTAAAAAATTTAGTGCCTGTCACTGTGGTTGCGTTTGGTCCTGTAATATCTTCTGTAAGGGCATTACCTGCAATATCTGTTCCTGTTACTGTAAAAGTAACTCCAGAAATATTTCCTGCCGAAGTTAAAGTCAGTAAACATGCTTGGTCTGTATCGTGAAACGCACCTGTCCCAGCTGCCGCTGCTAAAGTTAAGTTATCAGCTCCACTTGTTGTTTGTAATGCAGCTACTGATGCTGTTGCAGCAGATAAACTGTTTAAGAATGTTTTACTTTTTACGTCTGTTGACATTTGTTTCTCCTAAAAGTTTGTGTGGGCCGAAGCCCACACTATTACTTATTACAGTTCAGTATCAGCTGTTCTCTCTTTTCCTACATTGATGTAGTCAAGAGTTAATGATTTAGCTGCCGCTGCTCCATTTTTAATACCAAAAGAAATAGCAAGTTCCTCATCGTCAGGTGCATTTGTATTTACAACCTTTCCGATTTCTTTGTTGTTTTTGTAAACATGAAACTGTCTATCTTTAGTATCGTAGTAGAAACCAACAGTAACAAAAGTATCATCTGCTAGTTCAGCAACATCTAAAGTTGACTCTGTACCATCTTTTTCGACTACAAATTGTAATGTTGCATCTCCATCAGCTTTTCTAAAAAATATACCATCAGTTACAGATGTAAATGGATCTGTATCTGTGATTATTAATCCGATAGCTAATTCACTTTGAGTTGCATCATTAGTTTGGAATCTTACAGAATAATATAAGTCCTTTGCCGCTTCGTATTTATAGTTTTCAATAGTTCCAGACGCATGTCCTTTCCATTGTAAAAAGTCTAAATCGTCGTCTGCAGCATCATTTGTTATTTTTAATAAACCACCATCACCAGTGATGATAGTCTCTGTAGCGTCTCCGCCACCAGCTTCTGTAGTAGTGATTGTATAATCAGCCGCTACAAATTTATCGAAGTCGTTGTGGTACATGTGATACTTAATAGGATCAGGTGTTTTTAGTCTTCCACCAGTTCCTTCTGCTTTCACATTTGTGACTCCTGAAGTAAAGTGTGTTGTCATAATATCAGCGCCTCCTATAACGCCAGTTATTTTTTACGATAACCAATTTATTTAATAAAGTTATATACTAGATTTTAATAAAGCGCAAGAGAGCCTGTAGTGTGAATTGAATTTATTCAACGATGTAGCTTTTTATTAAGTAGCTACAGAAACTTGAGGAGCAGCATCGTCTATTTTATTTTGCGCATTAGCTTTTTCTGCCTCTGCTAATTTGATCTGGCTAATTACTTCTCTGACTTTTCTGTCAATCTTAACCATATCCAGAGTATATCTACCCTGTTTAAGAT